TTTTATACAATTACATTACATGATATATCTAAAAAAGATGAAGTAGATATATTAAGTTTATATACTAAAGACAACGATAATCAAGTAATTATCAGCAAAAGCCTATTAGAAAAAATCAATAGCACATTACCTAATTCAGTTAAATTCAAAAATTCAGAAAGTAAAACTTCTGACAAATATGTTCGCCTACTTATAGGGGCGTAACATGGCCAAATACGCCAAAGGCACATTCGAACCACAAAATCCTGGAAAGTATGCAGGTGCTAAAACTCCTTACTATCGCAGTAGTTGGGAACTAGCATTTATGAACATGTGCGACAATCATCCTAATATCACACAATGGGCAAGTGAAAATTTAAAAATTCCATACAGACATCCTGTAACAGGAAAGCATACTGTATATGTACCAGACTTTACAGTAATTTACACTGACAAAGATGGTAAGAATCATATGGAAGTAATAGAGATAAAACCAGGCAGTCAAAGTACAATGGAAAGTGCAAGAAGTAGTGCAGAAAAAATTCAAGTTGCTATTAATTTAGCCAAATGGACAGCCGCAAACGAATGGTGTCAACGTAAAGGTGTACGGTTTAGAGTGCTAAATGAGAATCACATATACATGAACACCAAGAAGAGAAAGAACTAAATACAACTATGACACGAAAACTAGAAGAAGAATTTAATTTACCTCCAATAGAAGACGTGTTGCCTGTTGAGAAAAAAGAAGAAAGCAAAGAAATCACAGAAGTTGAAATCAAAGAGGCATTAACAAACGCAGAAAAAATTGATTCTGCTTTACCTAGAGTTAAAGATTTAGAAACACATGATAAAGAGATGGAAGACATTGCACAGAAGGCAATTGATAGTTATGATGAACTAATGAATTTAGGTATGAACGTGCAAGATGCTCATGCAGGAAGAGTATTTGAAACAGCAAGTAAAATGCTACAAATAGCAATGGACAGTAAAAATGCTAAAGTTGACAAAAAATTAAAGATGATTGACTTGCAAATACGCAAAATGAGGCTGGATCAGAACGAAGGCGTCGAACAATCTAACGAAGGAAGTGTTATGGACAGAAATCACATCCTCCAAATTTTAAACAAAAAAGATAAATAACTACATAGGAGATAGTATGAAAGCACCTTTTAAACAAATTATAAAAGAAAGTTTTAGTAAAACATTTAATTATAGAATCAAATTTGCTGGCGATGTTACCAACGAGGGTATCAAGCAATTAGAAAATATTCTTGGCAAGTATGGTGTTGAGAGTGTTAGTAGTGCTAAAAGAACTCCTATTCAAGATGAGCCTTTAGACTTTAAAAACAAAAGACTAAAAGGACCAACAGAAGTAACAAGTGTAGATGTTGTACTTAAATATCCAATAAACGAAAGATTATTAGAAGTTTGGGTAGCAGTAAATATGCAAATGCTTTCAGAATATGTTGTAATTCAACCAGTAGAAAGTCCTAGAACATTAGAAGATGAAGTTACAAAAAACAGAATTGAAAATGACAAGGATAGATATGCTGATATGGAAGAAGCAGAATTAACAAACGAAGAACAAGCACATTACGAAATTGAAAACAAAGATTTAGACTTTGCAGAATTAGGAATGTACGGCGAAGAGTTTAATTCAAAATTTATAGCAGAATTACAAAAAATCAAAGATGAAAAAGGTGCTGATTATTTCAGAAACTATCCTAGCAAAAGCATGATGATGGGCGATGACCTCAAACCATTAGCAGACGCAGTAGGACTAGCACACGACCCAAGTGTACAAGGTAACGAGTATCCAATTAATCAAGGACCGGTAGTACAATAATGTCAGACGAAATTAGAAACTATATTTCCATTATGGAGTCATTTTATATGTCTTCTCCATATGGACAACAAAGCGAAAGCGATGATAAGGAAACAGTAACTTATAGCAAGACTAAGAAGCAAGGCGATAATACTGTTACTGTTAGTGCTAATGCTGACAGCATGGACGAACTACACGACATTCTAAAACTTGCAGGTATCACATTACCAAAAGGCAAAGATTCAGAAGAAGAACACGACCACGAAGAACATGATCACGATGAAGAACCAAAACAAGGCGAGTACGCAGACGATATGTGTGATGGTTGCGGAAAGCCTGGTGATGAGTGTGAATGTGAAGACTGCGATCAACACGGTGACGAAGAAGGCGAAAAGAAGCCAATGGTAATTAGTCTCAAACCAAAAGGAATGGGATATGATCCAGTAGGCGGAGATAAAAAAGAAATTTTAAACGCCTTAATGAACCGTTACAAAAGCCTGTAAACACTTTTCTTAACCAAAAACCCACATAAATAACTGTATGCCTAAAGGAACGCAGGATTACAGTTTAACCAAACGAGCATTTGCAAAGCAAAACTTTTCTGAAGAACAGATTGTTGAGTTACAAAATTGTATGGACCCAATAAGTGGTCCAGCATTCTTTATGGAACATTTTGTAAAAATACAACATCCTACAAAAGGTGGTATAAAATTTGAACCTTTCGAATTCCAGGAAAGGTTAATACACACTTATTCCCAGTATCGTTACAGCATCAACATGTTGCCTAGACAGACAGGTAAAACGACATGTGCGGCCGCATACTTACTTTGGTATGCAATGTTTGTAGCAGACAGCACAATACTTGTAGCGGCACATAAACACACAGGTGCCCAAGAGATCATGCAACGTATTAGATATGCATACGAAAGTGTGCCTGATCATATACGAGCAGGTGTTACAGAATACAACAAAGGTAGTTTGAGTTTTGATAATGGTAGTAGAATAGTTAGTGCTACAACAACTGAAAATACCGGTAGGGGTATGTCACTTTCATTAGTATACTTAGATGAGTTTGCATTCGTACCACCACGCATCGCGGCTGAGTTTTGGACAGCACTATCGCCAACATTAAGTACAGGCGGTAAGTGTATTGTTACAAGTACACCTAACAGTGATGACGATACATTTGCAAACATATGGCATCAAGCAATACAACAAGTAGACGAATACGGAGAAGAACAAGACGTAGGCACAAATGGATTTAAAGCATTCCGTGTTAATTGGCAAGAGCATCCAGACAGAGATGAACTTTGGGCAAAAGCAGAACGTAGTAGAATTGGCGAAGAAAGATTTAGACGTGAACACGAATGCGAATTTATCATATACGACGAAACACTTATTGACTCATTAAAATTAGTAGATATGAAAGGCATAGAACCAATTAGACGTAGTGGCCAAATACGTTGGTACGAGAATATAGATCCAAATAAAATTTATACAATTACACTTGATCCTAGTACCGGAACAGGTGGCGACAATGCGGCCATAGTATGCTATGATTTACCTAGTATGAATCAAGTGTGTGAGTGGCAACATAATAAAACACCTATTGAAGGACAAGTTAAACTACTAAGAGAAGTAGCAAAAGAATTGCAAAGTTACGGTGCAACAGAAATATATTGGACTGTTGAAAATAATGCAATTGGTGAAGCGGCATTAGTAGTTATTAGAGACACAGGCGAAGAAAGTTTCCCTGGTACATTCTTGCATGAACCAAATAAAGTACAAGGTAAGAAAGGTAGAAAAGGATATCACACACATCATAAAAATAAAATGGAAGGTGCTTTAGCAATGAAACGTCTTATAGAAAGTGGTAAACTCACTTTACGCAGTAAAAATATAATTAGAGAATTAAAAGAATTTGTAGCACGTGGTACAACTTTTGCGGCAAAACCTGGAGGCAGTGACGACTTAGTTATGGCTACATTAGTTACTGTTAGAATGATAACTTATATTGCACAATACGAAGATGCAATATATGATGAAATTGAAACTAGTGTAAATGACGATGACGATTATAGTGGTCCCATGCCTATTGGTGTTTTATAATTAGTTTTTTTGATAAATATATGTATGAACAACATGGCAGAAATTAATAGTAGATTATTTGATTTTCTTAAAGGTCACGGTTTAAAGTTGACTTTAAAAGACAGTCAAGGCAATGATACATTAGAAGTTGATCAAGCAGAAAGATTTTTCAGCAGTGAACCTAATATTATGGTCACAGTAGATCCAGAAGAAAAAGAAGTCAAGTTTAGTAGATCAAAAGTTGTTCACGAAGATGTTATAAATAAACTACATAGCGGTATAAAAGAAATTGCCCACAGCGGGTTATACAGTTTTAAATATAAAATATACGGCAAAAATATAACACCAAAACACGATGAGTATAAAGTGAAATCAGAAGTTACAGAAGCAAGTTTAGGAAAAATGTATGGTAGCACCAAAACAAGTTACCAACCATTAGACGCAGTAAAAATTGTTGTAAGACACACTAAACCTGTGAACGAAGAAGTTAGAGGTTCTAGAAGCAGACAAATATCTAAAATCTTTATACAACGAGCAGATGAAAGATTTGCACTACCTCATAAAAGTTTAGCAGGTGCCAGAGCAATGGCACGTCACGTACATAACGGCGGTAATCCTTTTGACCAAGTAGGTCATTCCATTAATGAAATGGTAGAAAATATTACAGACTTATCACAGTTTGTTAGATATGTAGACAGAAAAGGTTTAGTTAATGAAGAAAACAACGAGTATGTACAAATAGCAAAAGAATCAATATCTACAATGAGACAAAACTTAAAACAATTAAGTGGAGCAAAATCATATGCTAAAGCAGTAGATACAATTGATGCAATGAATACATTGACATTAAGTGAAGATGAACAAGATTTATCAAGTTTATTCACAGAAAAGCATGTTGACAATACTGTACAATCTGCATTTCCTAGCATTAATAGACTAGTTAATATTCAACGTTCAGTTGCAGAATACATTGAAAATTCTATTGAAAATAATAGATTCAGTGTACCAGCAATTAACGAAGATGCTGTTGAATTTCCTAATAAAAAATCTGAAATTGCACACAAATTAAATACAATTAGTGAAAGCATTGATGATAAGATTTTAAAAGAATTTATCAACAACACAACAGTTAAGATTCTGAAAGATCAGAAACTTGACGAATTTACTGTAAACATGGTTAAGAAATTAATCAGTAAAGTAAACGAGAAAGTAGAAAGTAATATAGACCAAGATTTAGTAGAATTTGTTGATTTTACCGAAAAACTAAACAAAATCTGTTAAATCTGATATATATTAGAGTAAAGTTAATTTAGAAGAAATTTTAAATTAGATTACATAACATGGCAAAAAGAGGTTGACTTCAACTTCAAAAGGCATTATAATAGGCAAACAAGTGTAAGAATTTATGTTTACACGACATGGCAAACAAGGAGAAAAACATGGCAACATTGGCTGAAATTAGAGCAAAACTAGCCGCAATGGATACTAAACCAGGCGGTTCACAAACAGGTGGCGATAATGCTATCTACCCATTTTGGAACATCTCGGAGGGCACTAGTGCCACAATGAGATTTCTTCCAGACGGAGACCCCAACAATACATTCTTTTGGACTGAACGACAAATGATTCGTTTACAGTTCCCTGGCATAAAGGGTGGAGATATGAAACCTACTACTGTACAAGTACCTTGTATGGAAATGTGGGGAGAACAATGTCCGGTTCATAACGAAATCAGACCTTGGTTCAAAGATCCTTCATTAGAAGATATGGGTCGTAAGTATTGGAAAAAGAGAAGTTATATTTTCCAAGGGTATGTAGTAGATAGTCCACTACAAGAGGACACAACTCCAGAGAATCCAATCAGAAGATTCATCATTGGACCTCAAATATTCAACATTATCAAGGGTGCATTAATGGACCCAGATATGGAAAATATTCCAACAGATTATGTCAACGGTACAGACTTTAGATTGACAAAAACCACAAAAGGTCAGTATGCTGACTATTCAACAAGTAAGTGGGCAAGAAAAGAAAGATCATTAGATGAGAATGAACTTGCCGCAGTTGATACAAATGGGTTATTTGATCTAAAAGACTTTTTACCTAAGAAGCCAACAGCAGAGGAAGTAGATGTTATTTACAACATGTTCCAAGATTCTGTAAATGGTGAACTTTATGACAACGATAAGTACGGTAACTTTTTTAGACCTATTGGCCAGGCCGCACCTGCTAAGGTACAAACACCTTCAGCACCGGCTCAGGCTACAGCAACACCGGTAGCACAACCAACAGCACCAGCAGTGGAAACACCTGCTCCAGCAGTTGAAACGGCACCAGTGGCGCAACCAGTAACAGAAACAGCAAGTGCTTCTGCCGAAAACACTTCTAATGAAACTGGTAAAGCATCAGCAGATGACATCCTGCAGATGATTAGGAATCGTCAACAGTAATTGTTGATGACTGGTAGCCATACTTAGGGATTTGAATACTTGGTCCTGTTTACTTCAAAGATCTAGTATGGCTACATTTTTAAGGAATAAAAATGAGTACATTATTAGCAATAGGTGATAGCCACACATTTGGTTCAGAAATATACGGCGAAGGCGATAATCGTCCTGAATCAATCTACAAGGCATTCCCAGAAAAACTAAGACAACTATTAGAAATAGATGAATGTGTTAATCTAGGGCAACCTGGTGCTAGTGTTATGCGAACTGAAAGACTATTAGTCGAATACTTGGCAGGCAATCCTAAACCAGACTTAATTATATTAGGTTGGACTTGTTTAGGTAGATTTGAATATGCAGACGGCTTTGACGATGACGGTTCTTATCATTATAATTTAGTGAACAGTTGGAGAGCACCAGAAATGACAGAAGGCACTGAAAGGTATGAAACATACAAACAGTTTTTGCCTATCTGTTTAGCAGATGACTTATTAGCACAAAAATATAGGACATTGTATATATGTGAAAATATATGCAAAAATAATAACATTCCATATCTAATGTTTGATGTAATGACAAACACAAAGGATGAAGCACCATTAGAAGGCGAAGACGTAAAATTTTGGTCTGGTGATCACCCAGTAGATAAATCATTATATAATGCAATAGATAAAAACAACTATATGGAAACAAGTTATTGGGACTGGATTATGGGTGGACAATTTCCGGAAGTTAAAATTAACGGAGGCCATGCCAATGAAGCAGGCCATGAGAGATGGGCACAAAAACTAGTCGAAGAATTAAAAGAAAGGAATATATACGGAGTATAAAATGCAAAAACCATTTGATTTAAGCAAATTTAGAACCGGCATCACTAAAAGTATTAGTGGTATTAGTGCCGGTTTTCACGATCCAGTAGATTGGATCAGCACAGGAAACCACACACTCAATTATTTGATCAGTGGTGATTTTAACAAAGGCGTACCACTAGGTAAAGTTAGTGTGTTCGCTGGTGAGTCCGGTTCAGGTAAAAGTTTTATTTGTTCAGGTAATTTAGTCAGAAACGCACAAGACCATGGCTGTCAGGTTGTGTTATTTGACTCAGAGAATGCTCTTGACGAAGATTGGCTCAAAGCATTAAACGTTGATACTAATCCAGAAAAACTATTAAAGATTAGTGTGTCAATGATTGATGATGTAGCAAAATCTATTTCAGAGTTTATGAAAGACTATAAAAGCAATTATGGTGATTTAGAGTATGACGAAATGCCTAAGTTATTATTTGTTGTGGACAGTTTGGGTATGTTGCTAACCCCTACAGATGTAGATCAGTTTCAAAAAGGTGACATGAAAGGTGACATGGGTCGTAAGCCAAAGGCTCTTACAGCATTGGTTAGAAATACTGTTAACCAATTAGCACCATACCCAATCGGCTTAGTGTGTACTAACCACACTTATGCATCACAGGATATGTTTGACCCAGATGATAAAATCAGTGGCGGACAAGGCTTTGTGTATGCAAGTAGCATAGTAGTTGCTATTAAAAAACTAAAACTCAAAGAAGATGCAGACGGTAACAAAGTGTCAACTGTACAAGGTATTAGAGCGGCATGTAAAGTAATGAAGTCCAGATACAGCAAACCTTTTGAAGGTGTGCAAATTAAGATTCCATATGAAACTGGAATGGACCCTTACAGTGGTATGTTAGAAATGCTCGAAGCAAAAGGCATTGTAGAAAAAGTTGGTAACAAACTGTCGTATGTTTCACCTGTAACAGGCGAAGAAATTAAAGAGTTCAGAAAAGGCTGGAGTGGAGAAAAACTTCAGGTAATTATAGACGAATGGGGACAAAATCCTAAAGCAGTTCCAGAAGATATCGATGATGATTTTGATGAGAACGAGGTGGATGACCCTTCAGTATATGAGGAGAATGTCGAATGACTGTAGATTTAACTTTAATAATCGAAACTTGGGAATGTGTTAAGCCTTCTGTAAACGTTAAGGAACGTGACGAGGTTTGTGCAAATTTAGTAAGAGTTTTTGATGACCAGGGTATGGTTGACTATGACGAAGTAAGCATAAATGACTGTGATAAGCATTTACGCCAAGCAATTGAAGAATACTTTGAAGTGGAAGATCATGAGGAAGAAGAAGAGGACTGGGATTAGTAATGGCAGGCTGGTATAACAAAGTAGCAGACAATCTTAGCAACATAGTAGATGCAATAGAATACTTTGATGCTGAACTAGAAGATGCAAAAAAGGAATGTTATATCAAAGGTAATGTGGAACGCAATAGTGCCGCATTACCTGGAGTTACTGAACACAGGTTCAATCAACTACAAGAAATTGAAGCAATATTAGAACACATTAATATTCAATTAAGAAAAACTCGCAGTAGAGTTTTTAGAAACTTTTTAGAAAGTTACAACAGAACATTAACCTCAAGAGATGCAGACAAGTATGTCGACGGCGACGATGATGTAATTAATCTTACACAACTTGCGAATCAATTCAGTTTGTTAAGAAACAAGTATCTCGGTATAATGAAAGGATTAGACACCAAGCAATGGCAGATAGGACACATAGTGAAATTGAGGACAGCAGGTATGGAAGATATATCAATTTAGATATATTAGATGACTTACTTGAATCAATACACGAACTCAAAGACAAAGAAAAATTTGTACTATCACTCGACGAATCTGTTGAGCCTACTATTGAAGATATACTAAAATCATATCTTAAATGGCACCAAATCAAAGTAATACCTAATGCAAAAGGCAAAACTGTCTTTGCTACATTACATCAATCGCCAAGCAGATTAGTACTAGAATCAGAAGTAAATGTATCGTTTTCATATTTTTATGATAACCTAGAAAAGGACATTGATGTATCTGATATAAGAAAAAATATACTTTCATTAACAGGATTTTTTGATATGACATTTCAGTCTACCAATAATGGCAATGACATATTTACATCAATAATGACTGTAAGAGAATACTTTAGACACAATATGTTAGCACATAGAGACTGTGTAATAACTGTTAATAATGCAGATATGAATACAATAAATGCATTATCAAATACTAATTCCACAGGACTTGCTGTAGGATTTAAAGATAATAAGATTGATATCGAAACTCTTAAAACACATTGCGAGGAATCAGCAGAATTTATATCGTGTATTATATTACCAGACGATACAGAGAATGTTAAGGAAGTATGCGACATAGTTAAAAGTCATAGTATTTTTGTAATTAAGATTGCATCGTATGAAGATTTTTTACGTGGCAAAGACTTATTTGATAATGGGGTTGATATCATTGCTTTTGGTCCTGTAGCAACTACTGAAAAGTTACATTATTACTTGCCATTTCACAGGCAAGATAATACAGGATATTCTTTAGGATTTGGTACAGTTTCGCAATCCGGTTACAACAGAAGAAGCATAGAAATTTGTAAAAGTATTTTATAAAATGTATAATTTTATTAATTTAAATGGAACAAGACTAAGCAGGTTACAAAAAATTAATAGTGACGTTAATATTGTTGCACCTACAAATATAGAACATTTTAAAGAATTAATAAACAATGGTTATAAAGTATTAATAGATGCATTCAAAGAAAATTCTTTAAATGAAAATGAATATGTCGACTATATAGAAGAACACAAGATTCCTGTATTGATCGATGCTTTATATGAAGCAAATGTTATGAAATTTCATAATGTAAATATTAACACAGAGAAAACATTGCTAATTTCCAATTTAGATTTAGAGTTTCATGGAGATTTAGATAATGCAATATTATTTCCTTACTTTCTAGTGCAATCTTATTTGTTTTGGTCCGGCAAAGATATCCTGAGCAAAGATTCTACATTCAGTCCTTTAAGTATAGATGATCATTTAAATGCAAATAAAAAATCTTGTTTATGCCTAAACGGCGTAAGTAGGCCAAGCAGACGATTTGTATACGATTACTTTAGAGATAATGACTTAATAAAAGATGCTGTATTTTCATTTCATAATAGAGGTACTGAATTACCATGGGAGGCAGAATATCCAAAAATTATGCTGTCTACAGATGTTAATGTAAAAAATGACGGCGTAACTTGGGATAACACATTTGACAATGATTGGTTTAAAGATACGTTCTTTAATTTAGTTACAGAAAGTGCTGGACACAATGAAGCCAATAGAACAAGCCAAGCATTTTTTAAAAATCATAATTGCTTCTTTCCTACAGAAAAAGTATTCAAACCTATTTTTAATGCTCACCCTTTTATATGCATTGCAACACAACACTTTCATAAAAATTTAAAAAAGTACTTTGGTTTTGAGTTATACGATGAAATTTGGGATTACAGTTTTGATAGCGAACCAAGTGAATTAAAAAGATGGCAAATGGCATGCGAACAAGCAAAAGACAAAATAGAAAATGGAATAGATTACAATTTAATTAAAGACAAATTAATACACAATCAATCTATATTTTTAAATGAGTCAATGCATGAAAAATATGTAAATGATTTTTTAATAGAGATTGACAAAACACATATATAATGTATAATAAACTTTATGGCTAGACAAACAAGATTAGAAATAAGAGACGAAGTAAACATTAAGTTTCATGACTTAGATGTAGCCACACGCAGAAAACTATCTGACACTTGCAAATACTTCTTGCCATATGCATATCACATGCCGGCATACAAATTAGGTCGTTGGGACGGCTATGTGAGATTTTGTGATGTTGGTGGCAGAAGTTATTTGAATCTATTAGACCAACTTATTCCTGTAGTAACTGAATTAGGTTACGAAGTTGTACTTGATGATAAAAGAGAAAAATGGGATTTTGGCTTTGATGAAGTAAAGCAAGATACATATGAAGAATTTAGTTGGCCTAAGAAACACCCTGCAGAAGGATTACCAATTATACTTAGAGATTATCAAGTAGAAATAATTAACAAGTTTTTAGCCAACCCACAATGTATACAAGAGATTGCCACAGGTGCTGGTAAAACACTAGTAACAGCCGCACTAAGTCATCAATGCGAGAAGTATGGTAGAACAATAGTGATAGTGCCTAATAAGGACCTTGTAACGCAAACAGAAGCGGACTACAAGCATTTAGGACTTGATGTTGGTGTTTTCTACGGGGACAGAAAAGAATACAATAAAACGCACACAATTTGCACTTGGCAAAGTTTAGAAATATTACACAAAAAGTCTAAAGCCAAAGAAGCAGTAGATTTTGATATAGGTGAATTCATTGACGGTGTTGTGTGTATTATGATTGACGAAGTACACAAAGCAAAAGCAGATGTACTAAAACAATTACTTAGTAGTGTGTTTTCTAATGTGCCAATTCGTTGGGGATTAACAGGAACAATACCCAAAGACCAGCATGAAGCAGTTGCAATGACAAGCACTATTGGTCCTGTAATTGGACAGTTAAGTGCAAAAGAATTGCAGGACAAAGGTGTACTATCTAACTTGGAAGTAAATGTTTTACAGTTAGCAGATACGCATGTAGGCTTTAGTAACTATGCACAAGAACTAAAATGGATAACAACCAATCCTGAAAGAATAGAATTTATAAGTCAACTAATAAACGGCATGACAGACAATGGAAATACATTAATTTTAGTAGACAGAATAAAAACAGGCGAGTTGTTAATAGAACAAAACCCAGACTGGGTCTTTGTAAGCGGTGGCATGAAGCAGTCAGAAAGAAAAGAAAACTATGACGAAGTCAGTGAAGCAGAAGGCAAAGTAATTGTTGCAACTTATGGTGTTGCGGCAGTTGGTATTAACATACCAAGGATATTTAATTTAGTACTTATTGAGCCTGGTAAAAGTTTTGTTAGAGTTATACAAAGTATTGGTAGGGGTATAAGAAAAGCCAAAGACAAAGACTTTGTGAATGTGTTTGATATTACTAGCACACTAAAATACAGTAAAAAACATTTAACAGAAAGAAAGAAATTTTATAGAGAAGCAGAGTATCCGTTCAAGGTTACAAAGATAGAATATATTAAATAATG